GCAAAACTTGCAGTTGTAGCTACGTTATTACTATCGCCAATAAAGATATTGCCATCGTTAAGGTTAGGAGTAGCGTTAGTACGCCCTGCGCCCATAACTTTAATGTTGCCACTGTTACTCGCCCTAACTACTTTGGCAATCTTCTGTACTAGGTTACCCTCGCCTGACGGTGCTGTAGCTGTTAACCCGCCTGCTGTTGTATCTACATAAAGCTCATCGCCATCAGTGTAGGTACTTGTGTTGATAGACTTTAAAGTTCCAAAGGTTACAACGTCTACATTAACGCCAACTGGGTCTGCGGCAACAATACCGAATGCGGGCATCTTAGAGCTATCGCTTGCATCTGCTAAATCTACTACTGTTTTTCCTCCTGAATAACCAGAGACATAAACAACATCGCCTTTTGTTAAAGTAGCACCACTTGCTACTGCGCCTTTGAAATGTATTGCGCCCTCTATATCGCCTTTAAATAATTCTGCTTCTGCGCTTCCGTTTACTGTCAGTTCGCCATTAGTAATGGTTACATCACCTGTAAAGTCCGCACCTGATAAGTTTGCTTTTCCTGCTACAGTAGTGCTTAACCCTGCAATATCTACACCATCTACTGTTCCAGTTAGTGTAATGTCTCCTGTAACCGCAATACCTGTGCTTAGTGTATTAAGCTTTGGCGATCTATTATAGTAAAGACCAGTATGCCCATCTCCATCAATATATAACATATTGCTTTGGCCGTCAGATGTTTTAAACACCGTAGTATCGCTTCTTACTACAAGGCCTCCAGTTCCAGAGTGTTTTATATAACTAGCGTTATTGTCAGAACGGTGATAAAGTTGTAGTTCACTAGAATTACCTAGATTAATATTTACAAAATCATCAAATGAAACATCACCTGTAAAGGTAGCACCAGTTAACTCTGCATATCGACCATCAAAGTCTGTAGTAAGTGTACCGCTATTAGCTTTAGTAAGTGTTAATGTACCATCGTTAGTGTCAAAAGATGCTGATGTAACTTCTAAGTTCTGTGCATTAGATGCAGAAGTTGCTGCGTTAGATTCTGAGGTAGCTGCATTAGACTCGGAAGTAGCTGCATTAGACTCGGAAGTAGCTGCATTAGATGCAGAAGTTGCTGCGTTAGATTCTGAGGTAGCTGCATTAGATTCTGAGGTAGCTGCATTAGTCTCAGATTGTTCTGCAGCATTTTGAGCTTCTTTAGCTTTTGCAGCAAAAGATTGAGCACCTGCAAGCTCTGCTTCATTAGAAGCACTAAAGCTCCCACCTTCAGCAGGATCAGATACTAAACCAGAAGTATTCTGAGGTTCGTAATCTATAGCTGTTACTGGTGGGGACGAGTCTTGTGGCGTGTATTCAATAGCCATGTTCCATCTCCTTAAAGTTGGGCAGTGTTAGAGTAAGTCTGTATATGAGAACCACCCCTTGCTTTCCTTTGTATTTCTTCTTGATTTAACTCTTGTATAGCCTGAGCTTGTTGAGCAGCATACTTAGCTGATCTTTCATCTTCACCTACATAATCAAATGCATGTGCTACCGCACCAAAGAGTAAAACCCTTTCGTTACTATCTCTTAACCAGTTAGGTACTTCAGATCCCACATAGTAATTACCACTAGAAGCAGGAAACTCTACAGAGTCTTCAGCATCTACTGTTGAGGCAGTAGCAAGACCTGAGTCTATGTTTGCTTGAGTTACTAGGTACCTAGCATCTAAATCTGGTAGTCGTCTATAGTAATGTATTTCGTAAACATCACCTAGTTTAGCTGCAGGGTAAAATATTACTGCATTACCCTTACGAGCATAAGACTCTTGTAAATGCTGATAGTCATCATCTTGCATAGAAAGCAGTGAGAGCTTTTCATCAAATACATAACTGTTACCCTCAGCGTCTATCTTACGAATCTGTATGATCTCTGATAGGTCTGTAGGGAGCGTTAGGGTAGTTTCATCTACACCTGAACTTGTTACCGTAGCGTATGTGTACGTGTATTCAAATGGAGGTATTCTTAATTTTCTGTAACACAAGTCAGCAGAATAATCTAAGAAGTCAGTAACTAACGCATCTGTTAGTACGTTAGAGTCTCGGTTAACCCATGATCTTACTTTTGTAACTAAGGCATCGTATAGTGGAGTTGACATTTATTGTCTCCTTTATTTTAACTTCAACCCCTAGTTACGTGAGATGTTAACAAGTTGGGGTACTCTGATTTTATAATTCTTTTAAGCTTAGCAACGTCTTCCTTGTTGCTCATAAATTCTGTTGCATGTAAATCCATGCCATGATTTGTTAAGATCTCAATTGCTACAATATCGGGTATAACAGCAAAAGATCTATAGTGAGAGGTATCGCCCCCTGCACTCTGTAAGTCTCGAGATTGTTTAGCGTAGTTAAGATATTCTGAGACATCTTGTGCTATTTCTATTTTATTCCCGCTGACATTACTTTTAATTTGGTTATTCATTTTATCCTCCATGGGTAAAAAGAAGGGGCCCCGAATGGAGCCCCAATAGTCTTAGCTTCCGCCTAGACCTACGATCATACCACAACCTTTAGGGTTGCTAACCGCAAGAGTACACTCTTCAACGATTTGACCAATAGTGCTATCACCTTGTTGACCAACTTCAGTTTCCTGAAGAGGACGCAAAGTAGCAACCTTGAAGAACGATGGATCATATACTAACGCTGAGAAGTTTGCAGAGTTAGAAGTAGCACCAGTAGCAGTAACAGTGTTATGAGTAAGACCCATAATGTAGTTAGGTACAATGCGGATCTCACCGAAATCACTGTCAAACAGCTCAATGCTTTGACGGATTTTACCAGTGTCGTCTACGTTACGAATAGTGTTGTTACCTGTAGCGTGAGCCTTAGCTGACAAAGTACGCTTGTTTAGCGGAGAAGTCATAAGGGTAGTAGCTTTACCACCAGCTTCGTAGATAGCTTGCATAGCGTCATCAACGTGAGATAGCTCGATGTCGTTTAGGTTAGCATCAGCAGAACCACGGTTAATAACACCAGCAGTACCAACACCAGTAGTACTTGGAGCAGTGTATGCACCAGTTTCACCAGCGTTGATTACCAAGTCAGCATCATTTACATATGCTTGATAGCCACCCATAGTACGAGTGCCAGAACCGTTTTTGCTGTTAAAGCTATGAACCAAGTCTAGCTCAAGATCACGACGCATTTCAGTACCAACTTTCTTAAGTTGATATGCGTATTCATCAGCAACACCTGCTTGGTCTACAGCACGTTTAGTACCAGAAACCTGTACAGTCTTAGAGTTAATCTGAGTGTAGTTACCTAGACGAGTACGATCACCACCTTCACCTTGACCAGTAGCAACAGTTGAGAAAGTAGAACCTTCAGCAACAGCGTTAGAACCTGGAGCTAGTAGCTCGTCAGTTTGCCACTCGTGATAGATAGCTTTAGCAGAAGTCTTCCCAATAGAAGACATGAATGGAGTATCTTCTCGAGAAATCATCGAGATGAAGTTTGACAGGTCCTGCTTCTCTGAAAGAGTACCTGTAGTTACAAAGTTTTTTGCAGCCATTTTATAATTTCCTTATAATATAAAAATTGAATCTTATGTTAGCGGAACTTACTTAAAGATTTAAGAAATTCTAATTCAGCTTTTTCATCCGTGGAACCAGAGAGCACTGCCTCTCGTAAATTACCTGCATCTCTTGCTTTACGCTGACTTGCAGTCATCTTACGTTTAGTAGGTACACCTTTAGCTTTTGGGGCTTTCTTACGTTTAGCGGAACCTTTAGTAGCATTTTGTTTTAACTTTCGATAGTCATCAACAAACTTAACTACGTTAGCATCCATAATAATATCAAGGAACTCTTGAGGAATACCCTCATCCAAAGCAAACTGTCTAACAGCCTCAGAGTCAAAGTCAGGGACTAGTTCTTTGATATCCTCATCAAACTTAGCCATTAACTCATCTACCTGAGATTGTAATACCTCTTCTTGCTGTTTCTGAATAGCACCTGCAATACCTTCTCTTTTATTTCGAGCTTCCCAGTATTTTTTCTGTGCGGTTTCTCTTTTATCCTTGAGCTCATTAAGCTCATACGTATCCCCATCTTCACGGGCTTTTTCTATTTTAGATTCTAAATCATGATACTCCTGAGACAACGCAACTTCTTCTTGTTGTAGTTGTGTAGCCAAAGCAGCACCAAGTTCAGTAACTTCATTGGTCTTGGTAGAGTATTCCTCTTTCAATTCCTTTTCAAGTTCACTAACTTCTCTACCCTTCTTAGACAAGTGTTGATCAGTAGCAAAACCTTTACGAAGTTCACCTAGTGAAACATATTCAATTTCCCCATCAATTTTTACGGGGACTGAATACTCCCAGTCAACTTCTTCTTCATTAGGTAAATCGTCATCTTGGGTAGAATCCTCATCGTCTTCATCCTCATACTCTTCATCTTCTGAAGCGTCTTCCTCTTCATCATCGATATCGTCTTCATCTGCAGCGTCTTCAGTTTCGGGTATATCTTCTTCTGCAGAATCTTCCGGGTCAAGATCAGATTCATCTTCTTCTGGTAGAGATTCCTCCTCGGGTACGGTGAGACCTAAAGCCTCGCCCATTGGTCCCATAGGAACTGGAATGTCATCAATAGACTGACCATCTTGACCAGCGTAAAAACCAGCGTCATCCGATTGGGTAGAGGCTGTAGTGTTTTTATTGCTCATAATTTATTATCCTGTATTAGTCCTGTTTAACCGCTGGCTTCTTCTTAGCCGCTCGGGGTTTTTCTTTTAATCCGTTAAGACGCTCAAGGGCATCTACTGCATGGTTAAAAGTTTCGGCATGATATCTGGCCTTGCCTGGCCCTGCAGCTAGTTCTTTTACCATTGCTTTAATGGTATTTTCTGTAGCTACAATTGCTTTTTCTAGTACATTTTGATTTAACTCAACTTCCATCATTATCTCCTTCTTGAGATTTATTGATTGCTATATGTTCTTGGTTGAAACCGTATGTCTCAATATTAATAATACGTTCCTTGACCGAGCCTAAGCCCATAGCAACATGATACAAATACTCACGTTCTTTAGAACAATGAGGTTCTGTTATTAACCATTGTGTAAATAAATCTACTAAGATGTCTGAATATGCTTCTGTGAAGAAATCGTCTCTTTCTTTCTTAGCGAACATTGCACTGGCCAATGCTTCTTGTGACTCAACAAAGGGGTTAGCTTTATACTCTCCAGTTTGTTGATTCATTTTAGGCTTAAACTTTCGCTTAGCCCCATTCTTATACTTATCCACTATATCTCCTCTGGTTAGCGTCTTAAGTTGAAGGGCCCTTTCGGGCCCCTCGATAAATAGGATCACCTCCTATATCATACCATACCACCCTGTTGAGTAATGGCCTGCAACATCTCTGGTGTGAGTTGTTGTTCCATTTGGGGCTCTTGGGGTTTACCGTTACTTCCATTACCTTTCGGCGGTGTCATGGTTTGTCGGATTAAAGATTGAGCTGTCTGATACATTTCTTGTACGTCTGGCTGCTCAGGTACTGGTTGACCTTCTTTAGTAGCTTGAATAGTTAATTTTGACCATTCTTGATATGATTTATCCAAGGCAACAACAAGTTGTTTCAAGTTATCTTGAATAGCATTCTGAGATTGTACATTAGTGTAATCGACATTTGCTTGGTCGAGTGCCATCTTAACCATAAGATTTTGCTCTTCCAAAGCTTTCTTCTTCTCAGCTGCTTGTTGCTGTTGTTTCTTACCTTCCATTGCGGAACCCTTGTACTCTTCGGAAGTGTAGTCTACTATGTAGTCTAGTGGATCTTCGCCTAGTGCCTCAATGGTTTTAAAAGCAATCGTAGCGGGTGCTACGGGATCAATGGCCCCTTGGTATCCAGCCTGCATTAGTGCAGGTAGAACTTGTTGGCCAATCATTTGCATTTTCTTTAACACAGTCTGATTACTAGCATCACCAACATCAGCCTCTACTTGTAACATCATGTTATCAGGGAGTTCCTTGATTTCAATAGTTTTGTAGAAGTCGTTGCGGTCGTAGTAACTCATACTTTGAGTACGCATTTCCGTACGCATTGTTTTATACACGCCTTCACAAAGAGCAGCTAAACCTGTCTCCATGAATCTTCTTGCAATATGCTGTATGCGTGTTTGTGCTGCAGACTGTACAGCCGATACTTTCTGTTCTGAGTTTCCTGACACGTAGAGAGTATCGTTTAAACCTTGAGCTGCTTTAGACAGACCATTGGCTTGTTCCTTATGCTTCTGCAAGAACTCAAGCAGAGGCACAGTACCTGATGATAACGCTTCGGGCGGCATGTTCTGAACAGCCCCTGCAGGGTTACCATTAGTAGGTACAATTTGTTTTGGCTTCATATTCTGCAAAGCAGAGAAGTCTACAACATTAGGGTCTGCTAGTTTAGGTGAGTAGTTAGTTAAGTAAGTGTTCTCAACAAACCCACGTAAGATAGCAGTAGATGCCAGTGTTGATGGTCGAGTCATATCAGCCATAGATAGACCAGCCCACTCATGCGGGATGTCAAAAGGCTTCAGCTCTGCAATTGGGATATAATCTACATCTTCTTCAAATAAGATATTATCACCAACTGTTATAAATCTTTTAAGCTCAGATATACCATCACCATCACGGTCAACACGTAACCAACACTCAAGTACACTTGCTACTTGGTTAGCTTCTGTTGTATGATTGGTACTATAAGAAGTGTTAGAAAGGCCAACAGAAGTTCTTCGGGCTGCTTTCTCGGTATTCATTGCTTGCATGAAAGTGTAGCGATCATCCGTAGAATCCCAGTCGATAGTATCAGCTTGCTCTGGGTATTGCTTACGAATTTCAGATCTAGTCATTTCAGTTGTAAGTCCAACGAAAGATGCGTCTTCTATAGAGGAAGCTCCTTGGCTTATAAGGAAAGACTCAGGCTCAATGTTCCGAATCTTAATCCCACTCTTATTACACTTGCGCTTGATACGTACATCTTCGTACATACCACCTTCGTT